ACGGCTGGAATAAAAGCAACGGTATGTGTGTGCCGTACAAGATTTATGGGTTTATGTGATGAAAAAAGAAGGATTTAAGTATCTGGCCAAGGTCTGCTCTGACGGCAGACTGTACAACGGCGCATGGTATCATATCAGCTTTTTGCCTGAGCCTGAGCCCAACGAGGCCGTCTTTGACGAGTTTCCCGAAACCGGCAACGGCACAAGCTGCAGTGATTATGTGTGGGATGGCAAAACTCTGACCTACAGCCCTGCTGAACCGACAGAACAGGAGAACAATAATGCTTGACTATCTGGCATTGGAAAAAGCCGCGGCGCAATCTTCCAAGATCCCGAAAGTGTTCGTGCAGCTGGATGGGGAGTATAAAGCCCTTCTGACTGAGTACGGCCTTTGGCTCAAGAAAAACGGGCTGGATATCGGCCCGCCGGATGTGGAAAGCGAGCAGGAATACCCGCCCGGGTATGATATGGTGCTTGACTTCACGCAGGCCGTAGACGGAAAAGTTCATTTCAAAAAGCGGGCTATTTCAATGGAGTTTGTGTGTCTGCGGCCAAAGGCCCAGTGGGAGAGCATTCGCAGCCGGCTGGAAACTGCCTTGCAGGGACAATGGCTGCAGTTTTATGTCTCGAGAGACCCGAACAAGGTGTATCAGGGGCAGTTTGAAGTGGAGCTGACCCCCGGCGACTACACGGCTACAGTGAAGATTAGCGTCATCGGTGCGCCATAAGGGGGGCTGTTTTTGGTAAATTATCAGGTGATCGAGCAGCTTGCCCGGCAAAACAGCCGCTTTAACGATATGATCATCCTGCAGGGAAATGATACCGTTTCATTGCTGGAAAGCTTTGGCCTACTGATGAACAAGAGCTATCCGCAGATAGGTAAAGCGGAAACGCTTTCCATGCTGGTCAATGTACCTGGCGCAGGCTACCCGCTGGATCTGAGCCGCTCCATTGACGGAAAGCTCCACTATAAAAAGCGGAGCATCACCGTCCAGTTTTCCTGCTTTCGGCCTAAAGCGGAGCTTGACAGCATTCAGGACAAGCTTGAAAAGCTGCTGCAAGGGCAGTGGGTGTGGTTCCGCTTTAAGAAAGACGCTTATTTTTGGCGTGGGTACACAACGGTTTCCATGCAGCGCAAGGAGCATAGCGCTGTTGTCACGGTCTCTGCAACCTGCAACCCTTACAACTACAATCTGACGGCCTACCTCGGCAACGACTGGCTGTGGGACACGTTTAATTTTGAAAAAGACACGATCTATACGACGCGAACGGAGGTGAAGCATCTTTGACGAAAACTTTTAAAGAGATCATTGCTGGTGTTCGCACTGCTGTTCTTGGCATTGAAGTGCGCGAGGATATCGCCCAGGGCATGGAGCATGTGGAGCAGTTTGCAGAAACCGCGACAACCAAAGCGCAGGAAGCTGCAGACAGCGCTGCAGCAGCAAAAAAAGCACAGTCTGATACAGCTGAAGCTAAAACGGAAGCCGTACAAGCTATTTCTGCCGAAAAGCAGACCAGTTTGGATGCAATTGGCGCAGCCAAAAGCGGTGCGCTGACGGACATTTCCAGCGCTCGCACTACAGCACTTTCCGATGTGGCGGTAGCTACAAAGACTGCCTCTTCTGCGGCAAGTACGGCAACGGAAAAAGCGGAAGCAGCTTCTACCAGCGCCAATGCTGCCAAAACCTCAGAAACAAACTCCGGCACTAACGCTGCCAACGCCAAAGGCAGCGAGAGCAAAACGGCAGAGTACTTGCAAGCTACCAAAGAGTACTTCGAGCAGGTGCGCACCATCACCATTGGCGCGCAAGGCTGGTATGCTACTCCTGAAGCACTGAAAGCCGCTGTGCCGGTTGGCGAAAATGGCTGGTGGGCGGTCGTCGGCACTACGGACACGATCTGGACATGGGACGGCGACACCAATACATGGGTCAACACCACGACAAAAGTTGACCTGTCTGACTTTTACACCAAAGAGCAGGCAGACGCAAAGTTTGGCACGCCCTACACTCTGCCCGTGGCCACCGCCGACACTCTGGGCGGCGTGATGGTGGGTAAAAACATCACGAACAAAGACGGCACCATCAGCCTGACGGGGGAGAATGTTGTGGCCGCACTTACCTATACTCCGGCTACAAAGGACGAAGCCACCCAGACCACACCAGGTCTGCTGAGCGCGGCGGATAAGGCGAAACTGGACAGCCTTGATGGTTCGGGAAGCATTGCCGCCAGCGGTACGAACTATGTGCGGTTTACGGACGGTACGCAGATTTGCTGGGGTAAAATTGCTTCTGGCTCTACTAAATTTTCCTTTCCGGCTGCGTTTATAGACACAAACTACGCTTTTGGCTATATGAGCACAGGTACATACACTCTGCCCAACGGTAGTATGTCGGATAGCAAAGTGGATAGCCGGTATGTCAGTAGCTGCACTACAACGGGGCTGTCTCTAGTATCAAGCGGTGGTGGGATCAGACTCATCGTGATCGGCCGATGGAAGTAAGGAGAGAAGCAAATGGATATTACACTCGGATATACCGTTGCAAAACCGGTGGTGACGCAGGAACAGTGCGACGCATACGCCGCTATGGCACAGTCTGTGAATGCCCACAATGCTGCCTGTGCCGTTGGAGATATGCTGTGGGAGATTACTGACAATGGTGAATGTTATACGGTGGCAGAAGGCGGAACGGTGCCGGAGCCTGAAGAAGAGCCCGACCCGGAACCGACGATGGACGAACGGATGAAATCGCTGGAAGAGCAAAACGAAATGCTGAAACAGTGCCTGCTGGAAATGAGCGAGACTGTGTATGCTTAAAACACTTTACAGAAAAACAGAAAGGCTGGTATTTATGATGGCAATGTTATGGGCACAGGAGATCATGAGCTGCGAGACGACCGAGGAGGCGAAGGCAATGTATGAGCGCTGCCCGCGGCTGCTGAAAAGCAAGGTGAAGGACATTCTCGTGAAGAGCGGGTTTGAGGAGATCGTGCAGGAGGAGTAAGGCCATGGAAAAGACCATCATGGATGTGAGCCGCCATCAGGGTACGATCGACTGGGATAAAGTCAAGGCATCTGGCAAAATCGACGGCGTGATGCTGCGGGCTATGGGCAACAGCGCTGCGGGCAAACCCAGCGCACCCTACACCGACCCGCAGTTTGCCCGGAACTATGCCGAGTGCAAGCGGCTGGGCATCCCGGTGGGCGTGTACGGCTATTTCAAGGCTGTTGACAAGACGCAGGCCGATAAAGAGCTGGCCTATTTCAATAAGCTGCTCGCTGGCAGAACCTTCGAGCTGCCCGTGGTGGTGGACATTGAGGACAAGGTGCAGCAGGGCGTCGGCAAGTCGGCACTGACTGACCTGACGGCCCACTGCCTGGGCACGGTGCAGAGCTGGGGCGTTTACGCCATGCTGTACACCGGCCTGTATTTCGGCAACACCTTCCTGTACATGGGCGGCGCGGCCCTCAAGCCTTACGATGTATGGCTGGCTGCCTACCGCAGCACAAAGCCCTCGCCCGGCTGGCCGTTCGGCATGTGGCAGTACACCAGCACCGCCCGCGTGCCGGGCGTGACCACCAATGTTGACCTGAGCCACGCATATAAGGACTATGCCAGCATCATCAAGCGTGCGGGGCTAGGTGCGGTGAAAGGAGCGTGATGCCCATGTGGGAATTTATCTGGAAGCACATCGGTGAACTCATCTTTACCGGCATCACAGGCGTTCTGGCTGCTGCTTATCGAAGCCTGTCGAAGCGCATCAAGGCACAGGAGGATGAACGCAAAGCCGTGAAAGAGGGTCTGCTTGCCATCATGCACGACCGGCTGTATCAGTCCTGCACCTACTACATCAAGCATGGCAGCATTGACACGGCGGGTCTGAAGAACCTCGAATACCTTTACAAAAGCTACCACGCGCTGGGCGGCAATGGTACGGGTACGGAACTGTACAACCGTGCCAAGGCTCTGCCCATCCGTGATTAAGGAAGGAGCATAAACCATGGAAGCACTGACCAATCTTCTGAACATCATGCCCGGCTGGCTGGCCCTCGTCCTGATGCTGGGCGGCTTCGCCTTTTACATCACCGGCGCTGTCCGGCTGGGCTACGGCGCATCCGTCCGGCCACTGGTGCTGAACCTCATCGAGCAGGCTGAACACGAGATCCAGGGCACCAAGCGCGGTGCCGAGCGCAAGGCATGGGTGGCCGCAAAGCTGCGCTCTGCGCTGGACGCAAGCAAGTTCGGCAGGCTTTTCAGCTGGGCCATCACAGACGAGACCATCGGCAGGGTGATCCAGTTCTGCTTCGACCGGGCGAAGGATGTTGTCGGGAAGCAGTAAACTCTATACATAACAGCAGCCCCGAGGTTCCGTTTACGCGGTTCCTCGGGGCTGTTTTTGATTTTTGCGGCATATTTCGACACTTTACGACGTACATCGATGTATTTAGCACATTTTGGAATCTTTTCGATTAAAGTTGACGCAAAGAAAGGATGTGTCAACTATGATCGTTTCCGAATTGTCCACCCAGATCAATGATCTGCTGCGCCCGATGGGCATTACCCGCAATCTGAGCGCCTACAGCATCCTGCAGCAGTGTTTGGAACTGATTTGTGAGCAGGAAGACCGACTGCAAGCCGTAGAAAAGGATATCTATATGCCTATTGCTGAACGCAAAGGATGCGAACCAAAAGCCATCCAGAGCGCTATCCGTCGGGCGGCTAAAAACGCCTGGCTCACAAATCCAGAGTATGTACAAAAGCTGGCGGGATATCCCCTGACCGGTTACCCCAGCGCAGTGCAGTTTCTGGAAATGCTGTATAATGCTCTGGTGAGGATGTAACGAAAATAGCCGTTGTGGAGGTGATTCCACGGCGACCGTTTATTTATAGCGTAAAAAGTGGGTTACATAGTGGGTTGCGGCAAAAGAAAAACACCCAGAAAACAACGTCTCTAGGTGTTATTTCTTGGTGGGCGCGGGTGGATTCGAACCAC